AAAATTTTCGATTATACCGGCAGAACAAGTCTTTCGGACTGTTTTCACATAATCAGCAGAGCCGAAAGATATATAGGCTGCGACAGCGGACTGACACACCTTGCCGCATGCACACAAACACCGATAACGGCTCTGTTCGGTGCCACAGACCCGAATGAGTGTATGCCGCCTGTTCGAGGCAGAATAATAATGTCGCACCTGCCCTGCGCCCCATGCGAAAAGGACGGAAAACACGCCTGCAAAAAAAATCTCTGCATGCAGGAGATCAGCGTTGAAAATGTTTTTGAAACGATAAGATAAAGGCTCTGCCGAAACAGAGCCTTCATTTAAGCCTACATTCTGCTGTCGCAGACCTGATATACAAAATATGTGATTTGCATAACATTCACATCTGTACGCTATTTCACTTCAATATGATCTTTGTGGTACAGGACGTTAGTGCGTATCCAGTATACATTGCCGCCTGTGTAGCCGCAGCCGCCGTTAGCCGCTGAATCAGTAATATTCTGATAAGACTCCTGAGCGCGGGGTCCGGGACATATGAGTACGACAATCTTATCTTTCGGTATCAAAGACAAAGCCTTTTCGCAGCCGCCGTCTTCATAGAAAATGTCAGGGTCAAGATGACCTATAGTGTCAGTATGCTGTTTATTATAAAATGACATTGGGCGGGCATCCATAAAGACAACGTTGTCAGCATTGCCCTTTTTCAGAATATCCATGACCCAGCTCTTTGATACAGAGCCTTCCTGCTCGCCTTTTTCAACATCCTGAACCGTGCCTGCATAAACTGCAAAAGAAAAGAGCATCAGAAGAACAGATATTATTTGTTTCATCAGAGCACCTGCAAATAAATATTTGATTATATTATAATATGCATATCAACAAGATATCGCAATCATAACTTTAAACAAAGTTTAATACGCATATACAATTATTAAATAACAAAAAAAGCCCCTTAAGGGGCTTTTATTATTCAGGCAGAACAGGCCAGATGACAGACTGCGGGAACGTTTCCTGCTTCGTTATGTCCCGCAGGGCTTGACGGTAAACCGCCAGAGCGTCGAGGGCTTCGCCCTCTATGGGATAATCCGGCATCAACAGATAATCCGTCTCTGCCAGCAACCTGTCGCGCTGTGCGCGGATCATAAACGCTAGTTCATCCGCTCTGTAGGTTCTGGTTGGTTTTCATTGGCGGGAAGCTTTACAATATCCCACCCTTGACCATTAAAAACGGTATATTCACCCGCTCCGACTGTAGGAGGGGCAATAGTAGTAGCATTTGCGGGGATTAAAAATTCAGCCTCCTCCAATGGGTCTTGAAACGCTTCTGATTCACCGATATAAACTCCGTTGTTATCATAGCTATATACAACCATAAAAACCTCCTAATATTTAATACATGCAAGCAACGCTATGTTTCGAGGTCGTGTTTCAGTACCTCCATAATATGATGTTGTTTCGACTTCGACTCCCCCAAATTCAATACCTGTCCAGCCTTGATTAGTAGCACCGCTGTTGTAATCGTCTCCACCATGTCCTAATGTGTGAGCATGACTGATTATTTCATGAGCCTGATAGCTTCCAAATATGCGTCCGGAATCAACACCCCTGCCGTTATCCCAACCGCGCAGGAACTCGCCGCGCAAATCGGGTAAATTAAAAGTTGTGGATCCATTACCAGCCCCGTATGTTGTGCCGATTGCCGTAAACAGTGCGGCATATGTAGTACGGCTAACCGCCGCACCATTAGCAGGCAACCAGCCAGTAGGCGGAGTGGACATCGCGAAATAGGCTACAGCCCCAGTAAGGGAGGCTACAGTGGCATAATATGTCCCCTCCTGTCCATCCAGTTTATCAGCATCCAACCCCGACCCAGCGCCATCATTGCCGCTATGCCACATTGTAAAAATAGTCCCTGATGTACCGCCCGGGTCGCTCGTTTGAACCACATCGGATACTGGGGTGATCTTAGTCATGTCGCTGCCCCATGCGCATATAGATAGGCGGGTATTGTTCGCAAGATATACAAACAAGTCCATCCCACTCCCAGTTGTGGGTACTGCTCTTATCTGGGTGATGGCATACGGTCTGGCAGTATCCGCCTTACTCTGATAGGCGGATACATTCCATTCCCCTGCGTTATCCAGCGTTACATCAATTTCAATATGACCTGTGTTGTTAAACCCATGTGTGTAACTATGGGCATCGTTCGCCGCTAATCTAAAATTAGTGCCACCCACGCTGTTAACGGACATAGAACACACTTTAAACCATTTTGGGGTACTGCTTTCGGGAAGCACCCACCGCCGGACAAAATCTGTTGGATAAAGACCACCCAACAAACCAGCATCCAACCCAGACCCCGCGCCATCGTTACCGCTGTGCCACATAGTATAGATGTAACCGGGAGAACCTGTAGGTGCAGTTGTTGAATACTCACCTGTTTTAGCAGTGAACGTCTCATCGTTGTTACCCAGTAGCGATGCGCTGATGCTACAAAATGATAATGCCTGAATCCAGATATCAGCGGCAGTACCACTGGAGGAAACTATTTTCACAGCAACAATCGCATATGTTGTGTAACCGCCAGTATTAAATAACGATGCAGCCCACACATTTGAGTTGAGTAACGTTAAATCCAGCACAGCATGACCATTCGCCGCATTTGATCCATAAGAGTTTACGGCACCAGATAATAGTAAAGTCATTCGCGACCCTGTTGGCGATCCATCAGCAATGCTACATAGCTTCATCCAGCGAGCCGTGTCAGTGTTAACACCAACATGCCATCGCTTAACATAATTGTTCGAGCTTAACCCATCGAGCATATCAGCATCAAGACCGGAACCTGCTCCATCGCTTCCTGCATCCCAAACAACACCCCATGAAGTCCACGTACCGTCGTTTATACAAAAACGGCGAAACTGTTTTGTGCTGTTATACGCAACATAAGTTTGCTCCGCAGACACACCGTTCCCTACCACCGACAGATATCCGGCAGATATCTCCGGATAATTATTTCCGGTTGCGTTGGTACTGGTTGGATTGATAAAAAAACCCGTGGTTTTGAGTGTATCCAAATTTATAGCGGATGTAAGCGTCTGCAATTTATCGACTTTTGGCTCAACAAATGCTGTCGTCGCAATTTTCGTGCTGTTATCTCCAGCAAGTGGTGTTGAAACATTCGAATAACCGTTCCCGTCACGAAACATGATGGATGAAGCTGTTGCTGATGATGTTGCACCATGAGCAGAGGTCGCGTTAACGTGAGTTTTTGCCTCTTCAAGGCTCATGGATGGTGGCGTACGCCAATTCGATTTACCTGTTATACTTTTAACCATGTTTGCAAGCCAAGACAACAGCTTTGTAGTAGAAGCCACATTTCCTGTCGGTATTTCTGTGTCCACAATTGTGCGCTGTGATTCATCAGGAAATAACTTTATGAAATTAAACGATGTCACATTCAACACCACACTGTCGCTGGCAAGCATCCAAAGTGTATCTTTGTATGTATTGCCTTCCGCAACGGTTATAAGTGTTGACGGTACAATATTTTCGTTTGAATTGAAATCAAGCGCTCTTGTCCAAGCACCTGAACTGACAACGTAAATTCCGTTTTGAGAACCTGTTGCCTGTGCCGTTACCAGAATACGATCTCCTATGGCAGCATCAACCCCGTCAATGGTCTGGGTACCTGACATACTCGAAATGTTCGCAGTCGCTGCAAGCCTGACAAAGTGGAATCTGGAATCAACATACTCTTTCGTGGTAAAGATCAGCGAAGGGTCAACAAACTGCGTCACTTCTGCGGCATTTGTGACCTCCATAATCATTTTAACAAGTATATCTTTTTCCGAGCCACTTCCGTAAGCGGGCTTTGTAGTAAGCGGATAACGTGACACCGCTATCATTACTCCGCTGTCAGAGAAAACCGCCGCTTCGCGAATGTCAAATCCGCCGTCTGTCACGGGTATATGTGCTGCGACAACGAGCCAGTTCGGGTTATTAGGATGTACATACACATCAACTGGATTGATATTTCCCCGCCATACTTCATGAACAAGAGCCGTCTGAGAAGCAGAAGGTGCATAGTAGACACCATTTGAATCCCCAACAGCAAATTGCGCATATTTAATGACACCGCCGGATGCTCTTGCCGATGCGATTGCGGCAGAGCCAGAATTTGTTACTATCGGACTGTATATTCCCATATTTATCCTCCTTCTAAGGGTGTAAAGTTACGATTTCACTTGATTGGACACTCACAGCCTCATAAACTGAACCTCTGGCTGCAAGGTTAATGTCCACACCGTCAAGCACTGATCTCACGTTCTTATATTCGTTGATGAATTTATCCATCAGAAACGAAGTTTCCGCTGAAAACTCCTGTTCATCGACATCAATAGATACCTTAAAGTGATACGGCAAACCGTCATAATTGAACCATTCGGAGATTTGCGCAGTCAGTCCGAGTGATTCCAGCGCACGAACAACAGCATAGGGTGTCCCTTTCTTCCGGTGAACCGCAATGGCACCAAGTATCAGATTCCTGCGTTCTTCATCGCTTGCAACCAGCCGCCCTCCTTCATACCCTGTGACATGCATCTCCTCGATCAGATGCGGCAGTACACTTGACGGTACGTTGTTGATGTCGAACATTTTTATGGATGTCAGATCAATTGTGCCTATTCTCTCCGCCATCTCAAGCACAGCCATTGAACGGTCGTCACTGAGACCCGGAGGCAAAAGTCTTTTATCAGCCATCTGCGTCTCCTGTTATATTGACGGTCTTTGATGTCATTGATGCATATTGTGATTTATCAAGACTTTTAACTGATATTACGTTACCGCTCCCGTCTTTGATCGTCAGAACCGCATCATAGACGCCGTATACCGACATGATGCGACCGTGAAGCTGGCTTTTTACGATATCCATACCAAGAGCCGACATCATCTCAACTGCATAAGCGTCAATGGCTGAATCAATGAGTTTTTTAACACTGTCCGCATCTGCCGTTGTATAAACGGTGACGTTAACCTCGACGGAGTATTCAACGATTGTCGGGGGGAAAACCGCAACTTTATCTGTCAGAGGTCTGATATCTGACCTGTCGTTGCCGACACCGAGAAGTGATTCCACAAGCGATATGATCTCTGCCGAAGGTGCTCCGCCGGATGTCATCGGATAAACGTATACTACTGCATCCGACGGACTTGTAATCCCGACATCAATGATATCAGGATGAGCCGTCTTTGCCCAAAATCTGTATGCTCCTGCCGGACCTGCCACGGAAAATGACTCCGGGGCATTGATAATACGATCCGCAAGATGATCATCACTCTCTTCGTCTGACCCACCATAAGAAGCAGAAATATTAACAGCGCTCTGCATATACGGCAAAGTTGACAACATTGTATTGATGTCCCCCGCAATATATCCGTTTCCTTCCTGACCTGCTTCCGTACATACTGCAGAAACATCAACATAGACGGCACCTGCTTCTATAACGGCTGAAACATCTGTAGCAAAAGTAAATTTACTGTCCTTCGTTCTTATCTGTGTACCGACAGGTATAAGAATATTTACTGTCTGCTCTGACACCAGAGTAAAACGCACGGTTGTTCTTGCCGCTGCTGCGGGCAGACGTGTCACGCCAAGTCTTATACCGAGGTGATCGAGAGCATAACCTGTGGCATAGTTGACAAGGCACTGCATCGCAGTTTTCTGTATCTCAACCCTTAAAAGATATTCCCGATATGCCACCATATCGATGAACAGTCTTTCGGGTTGTGCAGGTTCCAGAACTTTGCCCGTCACCTGCTCATAAAGTGTTATATAATCCCGAACAAGCACATCTGCATCACGATCTATGAACGACGGTTCGGGAAGCTGTGTCCTGCTTGTCATATGACAACCTCCGCGGTCTCCAGAGCCTCTCCGGCAACGTATGACCAGATAATTGTTATTTTTATTTCCGCATCTCCCGATTTTTCAACATTCACGCTGTCTATCTCAATGCGCTGTTCCCATGTATTCAGAGCAGTTATCACTTCTGAAACAATACCTATTCGCGCTTCATTTATCGGAAGGTCAATGAAACGCAGTATGTCGCATCCAAACTCAGGTCTCAGAGGGTCTGCCCCCTTGGGGGTCTGGATGATTATCGCAATACACTGGTTTATGTCGTCGGCATCGGTTACAATTTCACCGGACTCGCCCAGCCTTGGTGACCAGTAGACTGCGTTCACTGTATTGATATTAGCCATTTCCCCTCCTTACATCTGCGCCTGACCTGTTACATCGCCGTCATCTATCGGGTGGACATGGTATTCCATATCAATACCGGTTTCTGTAACAAGTCTTTCTGCCAGCATCCTGCCGTTGGTGTTGCTATCGCTGTTAGATTCAAAACCGCCTTCCATTACAGTTCTTTCAAGCACTGTCAGATTGCCTGTGACCTCTGTTTCGGGTGCATCAAAGATAAGCTTGGTTGCACTTTTGACAGTGACATCGGAAGGACAGTCAACAACGATGGTGTGAGTTTTTCTGTTGAAAGTAACGCTCATACCGTCCGAAAACGCTATCTGGCGCACATCGGGATCTGTTACTGAGGGTTTTCTTTCATCAGTATAATGAGAGCTTTGTATCAATCCTCTTTCGCCATTCTCATCCAGCAGGCATGAAACGTAGTCACCGATTTCCGGCATCCAGTAATCTTTGTTCATGTTTCCCTGTTTGACAGGCACCAGCAGAGGGGGACTCACTATCCCGTCGTTGTCATCGAACTGTACACGTGCCGTACAGGCGGACGCGTTTATTTCCACTACGAATCCAAATTTTAATTCAACCATTTAACCGCCTCACATCAATGTCAGTTTTATAGCCGCCGGAGCGATCTACGATATGTCTTGACTGTTCAATTTTGTATTTCCCGTCCAGCCTGTCGAAACCGGAAAGGACAACGGTGGAACCTGCAACCAGTTTGGTATTGCCCATTGTTGACAGGCTGCCCTCCATTTCGCTGTAATTTGCCTGATAAAGAGCGGCTTTCGCTCTGGCCTCCGCCTGTTGAGGGTTTTCAACCTTATCAGTGATTTTGACGATATCGCCTCTGACCTTTGAAGGATCACTCACTGTATGACTGATGGTCTTCATCGTTTTAGGATCGCTGTAAGACACCTGAGCACCTTTATAAACAGTGCGCACAGCGTCCCGTAACGATCCGCCTGTTATATCCCTGCGGGTCAGCGTATGTACGGCAGTGCTGGCATCTATCTTTTCAAGCTTATAGAATACCAGTTTCGTATCAACGATCTTGAAGATGTACCCGTATGCTTCCGCAAGTCGCCGCAGAAATGCCAGATCACGTTCCTGCTTCTGCGTTATCCTTGCAAAAGTAATTTTCTCAAAATCGCCCACGACTGTGTAACCATGGTTCGCCGCTATCTTTCCGGCAACGTCCTCAAGGGTCATGTTTTCATATGCAGCACTGTTCTTCTGTCTCAAAGCAGAGGTTATCTGTGTTGCTATGCCCCGGAGTGAAACCGTATCGGGAGAAAGTCCAAACTCCATTTCATCAAGCTGAAATGTTCCGCAAGGCATCAGTTTTTCACCTTCCCAGCCCACTGCCATATAAATTTTATTGCCTTTGGACGGATACCAGCTGCTTTTCCAGAGATTAAGACTGTCCTCAATGGTTATTTCGATTTCATCGCTTTCGCCATGCATGTGATCAGTGTATGTAACACTGCTGACCATATGCGAAATCTTTTGTGTGATGTTCACATCTTCATATTGTATGATATAAACACCTTTCTTTACTGCTTCCATGGCGGCAGCTCCTCACTTGCGGCAATGCTGTCCGCATTCAGTACGGGTATGCGGAGAGTTATTCCTGCGGGCAGCACAGGAAGCAGAGCCACGTCGTTATTTGCCCGTATTATAGTTTCCATTTCAGCAACCGTTCCGTACATGGCATACGCTATCAGATCCCAGCGATCGCCGTCAGAGGTCACATATTCTATGTATTCAATTTCCATACTCATTTTGTTTTGTGATACCTCCAGCTATCAATGTATTCGCCTTCATTCACAGTCGCTTTCTTCTTATAGGGCTTGGTATTTGTCCTCTTTTTTACGGTGGTCTTTTTTGTTGTCGTCTTATTCTCAGAATTTTTGACAACAACTACCTCCTTAAGTCCCATCTCAACTTCCATCTGCATCGGGTAACCGTCGTCAAATGCTGCCGTCCTCGTCACCCGCAAGTTTGTGATAACATATTCGCCCTCATACTTTCCGAATCCGTAAACAAGCGGATACGATTTCATATTTTTCGCCATTGTGAACAGTTGCTGATAGGCAACCTGCGGGTCGAGGTCGTCGGCATGAAGAACCAGACTCAAGGTCCTCTCCGCCAGCTCCTGACCAATTGCCTGAAGCACCGGATATCCCTCTATTGGATCGTGCTGTGCGTATTTCCACTCGTTGCCGAAATTATCGGATGCCGGTGCGTTCATCATTCTGAAACGCAGGTCTCCAAGCTGCATGTATATCATGTCAGTACTCCAGTCTTGCTTTCTGTGCCGTCTGGCTGCTGAGGAGCCTAACCAGTTCGGTGGCATGTCCTTTCAGCACAGACATAATCTGTGACCTGACGTCTTCACCGCCCTGAACAGTAACAACCGGACTGTAATTTATGGTTACAGGTGAACCGGAACTCCCCGATTTCTGAGCAGCCTGTCCGGCGTTCAAGTTTTTTCTGGTCATGGCAGACGAAGGATTCATCATAGATTTACCGTCAAGCTTTGGTCTCACGGCGGACATCACGTTATTGACTTTGCCGACAAGACTGTCAGGTTTTACGCCGTCCGCGACTGTTTCAATGAGTTTTACACGGTGGATATCCTTCAACGGCCCTGATTTTGCCGGTGAGAAAGGGAGAAGATTCCGTATCTTCTGCACCACTCCTGTAACAGCTTTAACAGGTGATTCAGTCATGCTTTGGATACCGCCAACAATAGATTTGACAATATTTGCACCTGCCTGAAACATCTTAACGGGCAGACCAAGCACAATGTTCAGCATTCCGCCAATGATGCGTCCCCATTTAACGCCAAGGTTTTCCGCAGCCCCTCCGACGTCGTTTACAGGTTTAAAGAGCGACTTTATAAGACGGAAGACGGTTCTTAATGGAGTAATGACAGGACTGAGCATACTCATAAAAGCGGAACCTGCGGCCTTCAGCTGAGGCATTATTGAAGCTACGGTCTGTTTTATGCCCGAAAACATCCCTTTGAAAAATCCGCTTATAGGTTTCCAATACTTTATAAGCAGCACGGCTCCAACAGCGATCGCGGCAATTGCAAGCCCCAAAGGATTGCTCATAAACGCAGCCCCCATGACTCTGAACGCGACCCCTACGGCTCTGAGTGCTGTCACACCGATTCTGAAACCGGAGGCAAAAACGCCTCCCATCATTGAAGCAATTTTTTTGAGTACTGGCACTAAAAGAGAACTTGATTTCGTTGCATCAGACTGTGTGGATGTCAATACCTTGAAATCTCTGTTAATTGCATCAGCATCAGAGACAATACCCAGCTTTTTAAATTTCCCGTATGAACCGGCTATCTTTTCCCAGCCGTCTCTCACTCCTAAAAGGACAGAGCCAAATTTTCCGAAACCTTTCATAGCCGTACCAATGACATAACTGATTCCGCCAATAACAGTCATAAGGGCTCCGGTTCCGGCAACCGTCAGCATTATCCCTGTCGCTAATTTCGGATGAGCTTTTACAAGCTCACCTATCGAGGCGGCAAAGTCTCTGCCGTATTCTATGCCGGTATGCATGGTCGGAAGAAGTTTATCACCAAGGTCCAGATAGACATTACGCAGTTCCTGCTTGAGCTGATTCCACGCAAAACCAGAAGTGGACATCATTTTATTTGCAGCTTCACCGGCAGCGCCGGTTGACGTTGTCATGGAGTTGACCATGCCGGAGTATGCATCTCGGTTGACCATAAACTCTTTAAAGAAATCACGGCTTTTGTTATCACCGAATATCCTGTTTATGTATTTAACCTGCTGATCAAAAGGTAATTTTTCGACCTTATCCGCAATTATTCCCAGTGTTCCCACAAGATCGTTCTTCTGAAGCGTTTCAGAGTTTATGGATACTCCAAGCTGATTGAAGGCTTTCCTAGCACTGTCTGTCGGATCAGCAAGAGCAGCGATAGTGTTGCCTACTTTCTCGTAGGCTTCGTTTGTCCTGCTGCCGGACAGAGTAAGCTGTGCCACGGAAGCCTGTACATTCTGAATGGAAACCCCCGTGCCTTTAACAGAAGTACCGAGCAGATCAAAGCCTGAGGCAATCTGAGCCATATCTGTCTTACCGCTTCTGATGGTCTGGAACATGACATCCCAAACCATATTCATACTGTCGTCAGAAACTCCGAACGCATTCTTTACGGATGTGCCGAGATTGGTCGTCGTCAGAATATCGGAAACCCCTCCGACAGCGGCTTTACCTGACTGCCTAAGGAAACCGATTGAATCGTCTGCCGCAACTCCTGCGGATATCGCCTGATACATCGCTTTGACGACAGTCCCCTCGCTCTGACCGATTTCAGCAGCAAGAGAAAGTATCTGATCGCCGTATTTGTTTTTAAGCTCCTGCACAGACATATCAGTAATTCCGGACAATTCACTTAGCCCTGCCTCAAAATCCATTGCAGAAAATGCCGGTTTGACAGCTACGCCCAAAACTGCCATGCCTTTCTGTGCCATGCCGAGACCTCTGCTTTGCAGAGCCTCGCCACGCTCTTTAAGCCTGGCGAAGGACTCTGCTGCAGCGTCGGTCTTACCACGGAGCTGGTCGAGTTTTGTACTCGTAACCGATATAACCGTCGACATTGAACGCATAGACCCTGTCACATGGTCAATATTGTCGTCGATCTGCTTTATCCCTATACTGAATTCATCTTTAAGTGTTATGCCGACTGTTAAATTAAGATCACTCACCTGCCAGCTCCTTTTCTTTTTTTGCTACCTCTGCTGCACCTTCCGCCCAGTATTCGAGCTCAGGTACAGTCATGTTCAAGCACTGCTCAGTGCTTATTCCTGCATATTTGCCGAGGATGAGGACTGCTTCTCTGATTCCGCTGTAAAAGCGAAGGGAGATGCTATTGTCCCGAATAATTCCAAAAAATCCTGTCCGCGCATCAAAAGCACATCCTCAGGAGGCAGTTTTTCTCCATCGAAAGTTCCAAGGCGGGACATCAGGGCCGCAGCCCTGAAATTGTCCGAAGCCCCCATGTCTCCTTTCGCCGCCATACGGTCAACAGCTACATAGTCACCGGCGAGGGGCTCGCGGATTTCAACCTCGCGAAACTCCCTGAATTTTTCCGCCTGAACTTTTTTAACCTTCATGACCGTTACCCGCCGATGTTTTTACGGTAGGTTGCAAGGATATCCTCGCCGCCGACCTTGTAAATATTTGCCATCACGTCGATCTCTATGAGATCTTTTCCTTCCAGTATCTGTTTGACATAGCTCACTGACATTTTGGCATTAAGTTCGGCGTTATCCCCCTGCTTGATCTTGCCGAGGGGAAACTGTGTGAACGTACCGCCGAGATGTGTCACCAGAGCGAGTTCTGAGCTCATACCGGAACTGTCTGTGTCCTCAACCGAGCTGCGCACCTGTACGGCAACCCTCTTTTTGGGGTTTGCAACTTTAACCGCCACATCATCAAATATTGATTCAAATACAAAAGTAGCTTCCATCTTGTCGAGACCGTTGATGGTCTGAACAACACCGAACATGCCGAGAGGCTGACGATCGGAAGTTTTGAACTGAACCTCGGGCATATCAACATTTGATACTTTGCCCATCATTGAGTTACCGTCGATATAGACGTTACCGTTTGTTATCTGTCTGAACTGTATTTTCATCTGTTAACCTCCAAGAGCCGCAAGATAGTCTGTATTGATGAGAGCTTCAAAAGTCATACGCTCCATCGGGGTCGGCGGCATAAAATCGTAAGAAAAGACGACGTGACCGAGAGCAAGCTCAGACGTGTCATTTTTGGACGGGTCATACCAGCAAGAACCGTCGAGTACCGCTCCGCGGCTTTTCAGTGTGCGGAGAAATCCGTTAACACTTTCAACCACAGAGTCAATTACTGCATCGTTTATAGGCTGGTCGAGGAAAGGAAGCATCGACTGCTCTACGCTGTCATAGATCACATCAGCGGTACGCTGTACGCTGATAAAGTTGACGGGATGGCTTTCCGTAGGCCATGCGGCAGATCTGTTGCCCCATGTTCTGAAACCTGTGCCGTATCCTGCAAAGATTGTAAGAACACCTGCCTCATTGAGCAGGTTGACTTCACTCTGAGGGTCGGTGTAATCGCTTGTCATGGTGACTTCAGCTCCGGTAATGCCCATGATCTCTGTATTGGAAGGGCTGTACCAGTATCCCTGATCAACATCTTTCGCCGCGATAACACCCGCAACGTGCTGGCTGAATGGTTCTGAAATGTAACTGTCTGTTGCCGAATCATAGACAGTGACCTGAGGATAACAGAGAACGGCACGCTTGCTTGATGTTGTAAAGTCTATGCTGCCCTGAGTCCCGCGCCCGGCAATGGCATCAGACACCGATGTTCCTGCAGGAGCGTCAACAAAAAAGAAAGCACGGAGTTTTTCAGCTTTTGCGATTCCTTCGGCAATTACCGCTGCCGTGGAAGCATAGCCGGGAACAACGAGAAGTTTCGGTTTGTAACCGAATGTTGCGTGGACATCCAGAAGAGCCTGCATACCTGTGCGCTTTCCGTCCACAGTGGTTTCTCCGATAATATCGGCGGTGGTCACTTTTGACGGGTCGGCATAGTCGTAAGAAAGCAGCACGGAAGCGCTCTCTGCGATATTGCCGCCTTCAATACGGGAAACAATACCGTTTGCAGCATCCACGGAATAATCAGTTCCTGCAACGTATGTGGTTGCGCTGTCAGAAGATTTCACAACAAGAGCATAGATGCCCTCGTGACCGATATTGAGTACACCCTTTTCGTTGAATGATTTCACTTCATCAGCCACAGATGTTTTGTGCTTTTCAGGGTCAAATACGTTTATGACCACTGCGGCGCCTGCGCCTTTGTCAAAGAGAGCTTCAAGAGCCTGAGGGATGGTATATCCCGTTCTGCGTACGCCGAAATATTTAGCGGCTGCAACATCGTTAAGTATCTGTACTGGCTTATTCACTGTGGCTTTTTCATCGTCCACATCGAATATGGGCGCCGTTCCGATGATACCGAGTATAGCAGTTTTCACCATACGGATGGGGCGCGCTCCTGACAGAATTTGCACGGTTTCAACACCATGCAGAAAGTTTGCTGACATTATTTTCCTCCTTCTACATTGAAAGTATTTTCAGCCTTTGAGGCTGTTTGGGTTCCAGAGGGGCTGAGTTTTTCCAAAACCCCTTTGTTAACAAGTCTCTGGACATGTCCGTTATCATCCGGCAGCACGTACTCTTTCCGGGGGAACAACACGACGTCCTCCACTTTTTTGCCGCTATCTCCTGTTTTGAACGCCACCGATGTTACAGCGCCTCCGAGATAGATATATTTCACTTCTGCACCTCCACTATGTTGTATGTACTTTCCGCTCTCAGCTTTGTTATCAGCGTTGACGGAATTTCATCTTTGATCTCAAGCGCGGATGCCGGAACCAGAACAGTGAGCGTGTATTGCCAGATATCGTTGGTTCTAAGTGTCCATCCGTCGCTTACCGGATACATTGGCTTACAGCCGGATATCTTGTATCCGGAAACCGCCAGTCTCGCAGCTTCGAGCAAAGGATACGCACCTGAGTCGTCCTCCGCAGACCCGCGGGACACAATGACAATGTCGAACTTTACGGTACGCTCCTGAACGACAGCCCCCGCATCTTTCAATTCTCCGTAAACACTGCCTGCATAATGCACCAGCACCGACGCATCAGCAGAATTCATCAGATAACCGCCAGGATCATCAGGACAGGCCGTAATGTTGATATCAGGCAGTTTCTCTCTTAAACGCTCTATGAGAGCGTTTTCAATGACTGCGATCATATTCGTGAACCTCGTTTGTCTTTTTTACTGCATGCAGAGCCTTCAGGTTTGCCATGTGCATCTCCACCAAAGTCACTCTTTTCGTCGTGCCACTCTCCTCAAACTCAAATTCTTCCTTTTGACTGTCGAGTGTCATAAGCACATGCAGAGATGCCTTTTTTTCGGACGGCATCATCTTTCCTTCCGCAATAAGCCCGTCACAGAAACTTTCAAAATACTGCTCACGGGTCTGCGTTGGGGTTTCCCTTTTGTCATTTTCAAACACCGTCAATTTCATCTCACCTCTTCCCTGTCTGGGATTTTTTCCTCTTACAAAACCAGTCGATTACAAGCGCACCGATACTGAGCGCTAAGTTGATTTCGGCAGATCCCATATCACTCTCCTGACGCTTTGTTGTCAGCCGATGTCCATGTAATGGACTTCTTCGTAAACAATCTCAGAACGACGTTGACAAATGCGAGCATCGAAGCCTGTGCTTCAATGTCCACAACAAACCCCGTATACGTCTGCACAATCAGCGCCACTATGGCGATGATGTTCACCCACAGAGTTTTTGATACCCATATGGTCTTGCTCATGCTGCCTCCTTATATTGTTTTTTTCAGCAAGGTGCGGAATGCACCCATGTCTATGTTCGGGCAGGTTTTGCCGCCTGCCTGCGCAGTTTCATAATGTCCAAGCACCGCCTGACTCTTAAGGTCATATTTTCTGCACATATCACCGATAAGCTTAAATGCTGCTCCGAACTGCGCCGCCGTGAATCGGGTTTTACCTATGAGGCAAATACCAACTGATTTTGAGTTGTACCCAAGTGCGTGGGCTCCCACCTCGTTGTCTGTGATAAAAGAATCACCGTCAAAAGAACGACCGCACTGAACCAGACCGTCATTTTCCTCCATATAAGGAGCTTTGCTTGTTAACACGCCATTAGTGATAACAAAGTGGTAACCGATATCTCTCCATCCATTTGCTTTGTGCCACTGGCGTATGATATCTGCCGATCCGAATTCGCTATCTGAGCAATGCAGAATTATGTTCTCAATTTTATTTTTCATATCAGTACACCTTCTATTCTTTCTATTTTGTCCGTTAGATGATTTCAGTTAACTGAAGTTGTCATCACGAACTTGATGAAGCTACAATAGGGAAAACCAATTCCGATTTCTAATATGCTTCTGATTAGATACGTGTACGCATCGCACTGGATAAAATATTGCTGAAACTGTATTTTCATCGTTAAGCAAGATGGCGTATTACGCCCTATGGAGAGTTATGTGGAAGAGTTGAAAACGGCATATGAATTTATGAAATACGGGGGAATTCCGGTTCTTATCTTTGTTATATGGATGGTTTATCACCGTGCGCAAAGACAGGCGGACAAGGAGGCACAAAAAGCCACAGTTTCAACTATGCAGAAGATCATTGAGGAACAGGCAAAAAGAGAAGACAGGCACTTTGAACTGCTCAAGGAGATGATAGAACAACACGCATATGTGGGCGAGAGATTATCAAGACTCGAACAGAAGGTTGATGCTAACCTCTGGTGTCCTATTGTGCGCGAAAAGTCAGGTAACGAAAAATAACCATGTCTGACACTGATAACAAAACCGTTAAAGGAATCTCTCTTATGACAAAAAAACAAATTCATCATGCAGAGGCGGAGCGTCTTTATGTGAACGATCAGATGTCACCGGAAATCATAGCCGAAAAACTGGGGATATCTTCACGCACGATTAATACATGGCGAAGCGAAAGCGGCTGGGATGAGAAACGCAGGCTGCTCATTGACAGCAGGAAGGATTTTTATAATGAGCTGAATAATTTTGCCGTTAAGCTGATGAAAAGCGTGGAGGAGGATATTAACTGCGGAATCAGACCGGACACGGATAAGCTTTATACGCTTATCCGACTATTGCCTATGCTTCCGCACGTTAAACGATCTTCTTCAGCATCAGACGAAAAACAGTCGTTTGACGGCGAGAAGATCATGGCTGTGATATATGGATTTATTCCTTCCAAGGAAAAGAAATAAAAATCCAACGAAAATATTACAAATTGTTTTTTTCTGTCTCAGAAAGAAGTTTTTCAAAGTTATCAGCTCTTATCTCTTTCATTATCTGATATACATGTCCGCTTGAAAGATCAGTATGCACAGCCAGTTTTTTTGCTGACAGATTCATATTACCTTTTATATACCTTAAAGCAGCAACACGCCCCCAGCCTTTCGGTATATTTAGCTGGCACCCTGCCAGTGAATCCATCAGCTTTATGGTCGCCTCAAGTCCTATGGCATCACAGACCAGTTTCATATCTTCGTTCGGCATATCCTCTTCCGTCATATTTTTTACTATAGCATTCAGCATCTCTCTTACCCCTTAAGGTTTTTATCATCAGGTCTGCCATTTTCAGCGTCTAGCGACCATTCCCGCAGTACACCCAGAAAGAGTGTGGTAATATCTGTTCCTGTGTTCATGCTCTTGAAATATCCAGCGGCACAGTCCGCCACAGCCCTTTTTCATCGCGTGTGAAAAACTGTATATATGCCCTTCTGCCGGACACCCGAAGGCTGTCAGCAATAAGATCCATCGCTTTTTTCCATTTTTCGTCCCTGATATTGAGCCGCCTGAGTCCCATTATCCTTTCTCTGTCCAACTTCTGTTTCTTGTCCACAGCAAATGCATCGTTTACAAGGAGTTTTATGTTGTCGTTAGCGCCCTGACACCAGTTTGCGATGCATTCATCTATAAGGCTTTTGGCTATAGCAAGCTTTTCATCGAACTCCAGAACCTTGTTTATTTTAAGCTCCACGCGGATATCGCCGGAAAAACCGGTGAGCATCTTGCAGCCTTCTTTTGTGCGGCTTTTTACCTGATACTGTTTTTCAAGGGTCTCGATGAAAGCATCTATATCTTCCAGAGCATCCGCTTTAAATTTTGTAAGGTCACAGCTCAGTCTTTTTGCTCGCTTAATAAGCTTCTCTACAAGCGCATCACGTTTTTTGTCTTCCGGCTTTACATATTTCAGAGGTACTTCTATCCCTGTACTGTCTATCCAGTTTCCGTTTACTGATGTCTTCGCCATTTTAACCTCCTTCGCGACAGATATTCCCGTCGGTAATTTTTTTACAGTTTTTTAATACAGCCATTACTTCAACGCTTAAAAGATTCATTTTCAAATTCTGATAACCAGTCACCACAATTATTCAAATACCGATAATCATAAACTTAAAAAAACACCAGCTTACTGATGATTATTGACACCTTTTTATTAGGGGTGCAAATATCAGAAAACAGCTGATTTACGATATCAACCTGTCTTCTGTTTTCTTTCTCTCATCATCCGGCATATTGTCAAAATATGCGTCCGGATGCGGTTTTACTGTTTAGAAGAGAGAGGTCACTGACTATAAACATTCATGCTGACAGCCATTTCTCTCTGTTTTACACTAAGCAGCAACAATGTCACTCTTAGCCGTATTGCGTTTTTATCTATGACTGTGTATACTCTCTATATAACTTAAGTGCTAACCCAGTATTATCTGAATACAGAGAATATGTCAACAAAATTATCGCTATTACGAGAGAAAAAAATGATCAACGAACGTATAAAAACAATAAGAAAAGTTCTCAAATTATCTCAGACAGATATGGCAAAAAACCTTGAAACATCCTCAGGTTATATCAGTGAAATCGAAACAGGCAAAATCACTCCCGGCGGTGCGTTCATGCAGAAAATACATGAACGCTATAATGTTAATATCAACTGGCTTCTATCCGGAAAGGGCGGCATGTTCGTAGATTTAACCGGTATAGACGACATAGGAGAAACAACCGGTCTGATGAACCAGAATAAAGTAGGGGCAGCCTACTCCCGCCGAACGAAAAACGCAGAGAGTACGGATCTGCTTACAGGTGTTCAGGGTTTTGTAAGCATACCGCTTTACCACGTTAACGGTAGTGCCGGAACAGGCATCGAAGCGCCGGAGATAGAAGAGAAAGACGTCATTGCTATCAATGAAATATGGATAAAAAGAGTTTTAAGCGTAAGCCCTGCCTCGCTTTCCGTGATAACCGTATCAGGCGACAGCATGGAACCTACATTGCGAAACGGCGACCTGATAATCGTTGATATGTCCCAGAACCTGCCAACCACACATGGAGTTTATGTAGTACGAAAGGACACGGAAATACTTGTGAAACGTGTACAGCTGCGTAACGACACAGCAGTATTATACAGCGATAACAACTTATACAGGGATATAGAAGTTAATCTGCAATGCAGTAACTTTTCAATTATCGGAAAAGTCGTTGGCTTTTTAAGAAAAATGTAAGCTTAACTTCTTCCGTGTATAGAAATTCACATTATCGGGTTTATCCTGCATTATCGGGCAATTTGTCAAACTTTGGAATGTCTTCAAGCTCATTATCCCAATTTGCCCTGTTAGCGCTGAATATATGTCCTGAAGGTTTTATGGCGACATCAACATCAAGACTGCCTGCAGGCACAACCAGCAGAGCACCATCCATCTGCATGTTAGGAAGCGCAGAACCACATTCGATACAAAAACTTTTTATATGTCCGCTGGACTTATAGTTATGGGTTTTCACCATTTCCTCGCCGGAAAGCCATTTCAGCTTTGCGGATGAAGAAAACAGATTTGCCGCATGGGCAGAACCGGTATCTTTGCGGCAGTGTTCACAATGGCAAAGATAGAAGCTTTCAAAATCACCTTCTACCTCAAACGCCACCTGTCCGCAAAGGCACGACCCTTTGTGTCTCATACCTACCTCCATCGTTGCTGAACTATTGATAAATAATAACTGAATTGAGAAAAAAAGAAAATCCTATCATGATAATGGGCTTTAAAAGCCCCCGTAACTATCTAATTAAGTCAGTAACCAAAAAAGGATTAAAAATAATCCCTATTTTTCTCTATGGGTTACACAACAGATTCTCTTCGTGTCTCAGTAAACCATAGCAATATTTCTAAGAATAATATGTAAAAAAAATGTAACAACTACAAATTCGTCTTGCTCCCAGTTATTCATGTGTTAACATTAATTATAAAACTATTCAAAATGAAACTTTTTAACATACAAATGTTATTACTATAAAAAGTTTTCAGATATTGAAGAAGAATGAAATTGAAAAATGTTGATACACGGAAGAAGGGATCATTTAGCAAAGTTTTATCGGAAACACATAGCGAATATGCGGAAACATCCAAATTGAGAGACGCTAAGCATCGCTTACTTGCCATGATAAAAATAATATTTTTAGAGGTGTAAAATGGAAAAGAATAATCACTTAAAAAAAATAGCTGAACTGACAAATGGCAAACTCAAAACTGCTGACGATATTGTTAACTATTTTTCTAACCAAAAGGCAATGAACTGCGAGGGACCAAATATCATTCTTCGTGAAGTGTCAAGGCTCACTGAAGGAAAAATAAAGGATGCTAAAGATCTGGTGGAATATTTCTCAAATCAGAAAGCGATGAACTGCGAAGGGGCAAACATGTTACTTAATGAAGTATCAAAGCTCACCGCTGGTAAAATCAAGGATCCCAAAGGCTTAGTGGACTATTTTTCAAACCAGAAAGCAATGAACTGCGAAGGACCGAACATCATTCTGAATAAATTATCAAAGATCACTGATGGAAAAATCAAAAACGCAGAGGACTTAGTGGAATATTTCTCAAACCAGAAAGCGATGAACTGCGAAGGACCGAACATCATTCTGAATAAAATATCAACGCTCACTGATGGAAAAATCAAAAATGCAGAAGATCTGGTAGGGTATTTTTCCAAGAAAAAAAGCAATGAGTAATAAGCTCTCTCAAGCCAAGCACAAGGCATGAGAAAGTTACTTTTTAAATATCGGCTCAGACTATTTGCGAGGCACTGAAAAAGTAAAATCAGTGTCCCGTTAATGTTTGCTGAAATAGGTGTGCAGGCTTAAGTGTATTCAAAAGCGCTAAAGGACAACAATGAAGATAAATAATCTTGAGATACGAAATATATTTCTTCATATTACAGAAAAATGCGACTTGGCATGTCCTCATTGTTTTAATGCCAATCAAAATATTGAGATCAGCTATGACGAGATCATAAGACTGCTATTCTCCTCCTCCTTTCTGGAATATGAGAACATAACCATATCCGGCGGCGAACCATTTTTACATTCTGAAATTGACAGAATTCTCAGCAATGTTATAGGAAACCTGAATATATTTACCAATGGTCTTAATATCAAAAAAAAGGGTCTCAGCCTGATTAGGGATGCGATCAGCAATAACAATATAAACACAATCCAAATTTCAATTGATGGACTTGAAAGTAATAAAGCAACAAGGGGTGTTGGGTATAAAACCATATTGGAGTCAATTGAAGTGATCAAATCCCTTGATGTGCCATTGGTTGTTTCCTCCATGATCACCAAACAGAATCTTAATGAATTATGTGATTTATACGAACATCTTAACGATCTAAATGTCGATTTATGGCGATTGAGCTTTCCCTACCCCACCAGCTCTGATAAGCAAGAAAGCTACATTGAAATTTCATTTAATGAAACCATAGAAACTCTAACTGAATTATACAGAATGAAGACAGAAAGAGGATTCTCCACCAATCTATTTATGAGCAACCTTTTTCAAACCATTACAGCATTTCCGGATATTGATAAAGAGTATGATTTAACTGAAATACCTAATATTATCAAAGATAACCACCCATGTAACGGCTGTTCGGATTCAATCACAATTAAAAGTAACGGAAACTGTGCCAAATGTGACGTTTTGGGTGAATTGACACTTTTTAATGTGCAAGAGCATAATTGGAATTTAAAAAAAGCCATAGTGGAAAATTCTGAAAAAATAATATCAGATAAATTTTTCAGCAAAACAACTAATTCGTACTGTTTGGAATGTCGATACATTGTGGTATGCATGGGAGGCTGTATAGGCAATTCTTACAGATGGTTAAACGACTTAGATACTCCCGACCCGATCGCATGCAGCCTTTTCTCGAAATCAAAGAATCTGCTGAAACTATTGGGGTCTGACCGATTTGTAATAGATAATCGCAAAGAACCTTTTTATTCGTTTGAAAATACCGCTGAAATATTGTCGTACCGCAATGCCGGAAACTGATATCGTACTGATAAATCCACCTGTTTCTGATCCAACGCAAAGCTATTCCGCAATACCTTCTCTTTGCGGGTATTTACGGTATAAAGGCATTAAAGTTTCAGGACTTGATGCAAACATCGACTCATTATCATATTTTCTGAATAGCCGATACATTCAGGAAAAGTTGGACTTATTTTTCCAATCGCAGACAACAGGCACAAACCATAAAGATTTAAGCAAAATGGAGCTGGCATCTATACTTTACAGCAGAGTCAGTGAACATATCACAGATGCGGTCAACTCACTGAAAAACGTTGAAATCTTCAGAGACGGAGATGCTTACAACACGTCGATGAATATTATAGATAATGCTTTTTTCATCATAAACACTACCTTAAAAAATGAAAAACTCGGCTTATTCAGCTATACCTGTCCTAAACCTTCAATATTCTTGGAAAATCCAAGACAATCAATCTATTATGATTTCTGGGAACAATGGATCTGTAAAAAACTGCCTGATCGAAATAAACTGTTCGTTGGGATTTCTATAACATATTCCGATCAACTGATACCGTCATTGGTATTAACTTCGCTGATAAAACAAAAACATCCCGATTATATCATAATTGCAGGAGGTCAGTACATATCGGAGATTTGCAGGTCAGAATTGAAATCGTCATTAATATCAGGATTTTTTGACCATGTAATTACCAATGAAGGTGAACGGGCATTATATGATTTAATAACCGGCAATGAGGAAAAAGACTTCTTAATTGATGGCTCGAAAAAAACCATTGAACATGATTATAGTCCCGATTATTCGGACTTTGTAAACTATGATTATTTAAACCCGTATAAAACAATTTTGTACCCGCTCTCCAGAGGCTGCTATTGGAGAAAATGCCGCTTTTGCGACATTTCCTCCGCAACTACCGGGTATCTTGCAAAAAACATTGATACTGTAATAAAAGAAATCATCGATATTAAAAAAAGCACCGGGTCAGATTATTTCATCTTTTCCGGCGACGCAATAAACATAAAATACTTAAAGCAGTTTTCTCTTATGCTTATTGAACTGGGCATAAAGATAGAATGGATCACCCAGATGCGTATGGAGGATCAGTTTCTGGATCAGGAACTCTGCCATATTCTGTATGAATCCGGGTGCCGTTATATTTTCTTCGGAATGGAAACAGCAAGTCAGCAATTGACAAAAAAGATGAATAAAGGAACCAATCCTGAAAATTATTCACAAATATTGTCAAATCTTAATAGAGCCGGGATAAAATGTTATGTCGCATGGATCGTTGGATTCCCAGGAGCAAAAAAAGCAGATTTCAAAGATACTTTTGATTTTATACAAAATAATAAAGAAAATATTTACAGTGCAGGAGTTTCATATTTTTATCTTGCGAAGGGTTCTGATGTATACAAACATCCGGAAAAGTACGGCATTTCTTTACTGCCGCATCATGAAGACCTGGGTAAAGAAAGTATAGAATTTCAGTTTATTCAGGATGATAAAAATCAGGAAAATTATGAAGAATATCTGGCAGCTCAAAAACTTATCAAATCTTCTTTCAGCAATCTCACAACGGGAACAACAAACAGCCATTTATTCTCATTCGTGTTAAATCATCAAGATAAACAACGCATAAATAAGAATAACAGCAAAATAATCATATCCGGATTTAAAGAGCATATACAGTTCATAAACTCTCTGTTTTTCGATGATCGGATATATCTGTTTAATGAAAAAAATTATTCTTTGTATTATTTGTCCCATGACGAATATCTGGAATTTCAAAACATGTTCAACTGCGAAATTGAGATTGATAAATATGATTTTGTAGAAAAAATGCATGATATGCAAATGTTGAAATAACTGCGCTATTATTGTGTCTGAAAATTCAAAACTTACCACAGGAACAACAGACAAAATCCCACCCATATGTTTGGAAGTGCTGCACCACATGCGATACAAAAACTTTTTGATTATTGATAAGTCACTACAACACCTTAAAATAGGACGGGGGTGCATCATCACACCCCCAGGACAGTATTTCGTGAACAAGTCACGCTTTCGACGCCGTGTTTAAAGACATACGCGAGGTCAAACGACAGTAAATCTCCAGAGGAGCTGCCTGATACGCTCGCAAAACCGTCTGTCATAGCCGTTTGCAGACATAAGACTCAGCCGGTTCAGTCTGTATCGAACATAATCTTTGAAACTGCATTTGTTTTCTGCGAGAAACCTTTGCTTCTGGTCTGCGAACATTCCTGAAGCCGCCATCATCGGCAGTGTGATTATCTGGAAGTAAATAAAGTCCATCTCTCTGTTTGAAATGGAATCGTCGCTTGCCAGATCAACCAGCATATCCATCGCTTTTTCGGGCAGAGCTTCGGGGAAGTCGTAAACCCTGTCTAAAATCCTTTCCTCGGGTGCAGCCACATGAATGTCGAATCCGTATTCAACTCCGTGACCGTTCACCTTTGTTGCTGCAAGTTGTGCCATTTTCTTGCCCCCGATATTTGTTACGTATAATACATATCAAACTGCGTGCCAAAAAAACGATTAAAAAACAGGCAAAATATGGAGAAAATTACCCCTTTTTATAAACGGAAGGAAAAAACTGCCGGAAAAATTTTCTTTTGATTAATTTAAAAAGAAAAGCCGCCGGAAACGGCGGCTTCATATTACAATCTGTCGGAAATACCGCCGCCCATATCGGCTACATGGAAGCCTTTCTGTTCAA